CCCGTCCAACGGTTGTTGTAACCGAAGAAGTCATAGCCATAAATGCCAGTGTTGCGGCCACCAGTTGCAAGGTTGAACGCTTCCAAGTTGGAAGGAAGGAAGTTGGCGTAGATGCTGCCATCGACAACAAGGTTGCGAACGTCGCCATCTTTCAGAGCCGCCCAAAGCGTTCTGAGTTCAGCAGCGGTAACGAGAGCTGCGGTGTCAACGTCAACCACAGCCGCGCCGAAGTTGGTCGTTGTAACTGGAGCAAGCGCGATGTCCATAATCTTGTTAGCCAAATTATGGAGGTTGATTTTCGCGATGTTCTCAATGCGGAAACCTTGATTGATTTCTGCGTTGGTCAAAGCGAACGAGTTGGAGTATTGATCCACGACAACGGTGCTTACTCCCAAAGTGCTGTTTCCAGACTCGAAGTTAGTCGCGTTGGTCTGAGTCGTGCCGCCAGCAGTAGCAAGAGGAACGAGAACAGTTTTACGTGGCGCGATGGTGTCAGCAGAAAAGTCTTTTGTGAAGACGTTCAGCGGAGCAAGGCGAGATTGGAGAACGGTGATCGCTGAATCGCGAAGCACGTCTACCACTAATGATGCGTCAAATGTATTAGCCATGTTAGTTAGTTAGTTGAAATTATTTGTTAAGTTTATCCCAATTTTTAAGCGTTGCCTCAAGGCGAGCTTGCGCAGTTGGTAATGCGTTGATTTGTTCACGTAGTGTTTTCGTTTCGAGAGGGTCTTGATTTGCATCAATGGGAGGCACTCCAGCAGATGCGAGAATTTCAGCGGCTTTTGCCGATGCTGAGTTTTGTGCTTCGATAAGTTTTTCGTTGAGAGTTTCAATCTCTGCAACTTTTGCGATTACCACATCTTTCTCAGATTGCAGTTGAGACTGTGCTTCTGTTAGTTGCGCGGTGATTGATTCGTTGCTTGCTTTAAGCTCTGACAATTCAGCGATGGCGGTTGCAAAATCATTTTGCACTTCCGTTAGTTGCGCGGAAATTTCGGTGATTTGGTTTTCTGCGCTGGCAACACTAGCTTCTAGCCCGATAACTTTTTCGGTAAGTGCTGCGTCTGGTCTGAATCGGTCTAAAATACTAGCCATATTCTTTGCTTTGGTGTCAAAAATTGAATCTGCGAATCCCATCTCGACTGCTTGCTTTGCCGTCATCCATGTTTCGCTCTTCATTAAATCGCGCATTTCTTTTTGCGTCTTTCCTGTTTTCATGGCATAAATTGCGGCGATTTCATCGCTGATTCCCTCTAGCAAATTTGCGGTTTGGCGCATCTTTTCTGCATCGCCAGCCATTGCGGTTGAGGCTTCGTGAATCATCATTCGCCCGTTTGCCGCGATCTCTATTTTATCCGCTGCCATTGCGATAACGCTTCCCATGCTTGCCGCTAAGGTGTTAATCCGAGCCGTGACAGAAACACCGCGATTGCGTAGCTCCTGCATGGAATTAAACAAGCGATATCCATCAAATACGCTGCCACCGCCAGTGTGAATTTCAACGGTCAAAGTGTCGATTGCGTTTTCTGCGCAAGCTACGATTTCACCAATAGCAAAAGAATCTTCTACGCCTTTCATGCCGTAGGTCTTGTCGATTTCCTCAATTACTTGGTCAATGCTGAATTTATCAACTTGATCGTTGAGTTTTACTTTTGCTGCTTTGTTTTGAATCTCTAAATAGTTCATGGTGTCTGAGTTGGTTCTGGTTGTGTCATGTCGTTAGCCGTGAGCATTTGCATTTCTCTAGGCTCAATCATAATTTCTGGGTTTGCTTTATTTGCTTCTAAAACCTTTGTTTTCATTTTCACAAGGTAGTTGATGCGTTGGTCTAAATGTTCATCCTCGCTCTTGCCTAAATAGCCGAGAACGTCTTGAGTATTCAAAAATCCTGCTTTCCATTGTTCGATGAGTTCTTTTGATACCCTGCCATCATCAATCGTTAGCTTTTTCGGGTAGGTGAATTTCCATTTCCACCAATCGCTTGCTGCTGGCAATTCTCCGAGCTTTATCAGCTTGGCGACTGCATAGCCCGTCATGCGATTTGCGGCGTATTCCAGCAAGTCTTGCCTATCCTCGACTGCTCGTTGAGCGCGTCCAAGGTCTGCCCGTTCTGCCGTGCCTTGACCTGTGGCAGTCCAGCACATTGATAGTGGCCAGTTGTCGCCGCTTAATGCTTTTCTGTAAATGCGATTTTGAAAAGACTCCCAAGATTCTCCAGGTCTGTCGTTTTTTAAGATTTCTAATTTTGCTCCGCTCTTTGCCGCAAAGTATCGCACTTGCCCCCCTCCTAGTGTTTCTGAAACGATGCCTTGCCCACCTTGGCAACTACCATTATCGCCGCTTATGATTGATGCGTTGTCATCTGGTGCTAGTCCTGTCTCGTTATGTTCAGACATGACGATTTGCGACAACATAAGCTGTGCGTGACGTTCCCATTCGTGAGATTGCAAAGCGTCCCTTAAGTCATTTAGCGCGTGGGTAAACGCTGGCAATCCGCGCCCTTGTTCCTGCCAAGATGGGTCGAAAGAATGGATGATGTTTTGCGCGTCAAAGTATTCAATCAAGTCATTGTTTTGATCGACGTAACAATACGCTACTGGCGCACCGTTGCGGTAAACGATTCCGTCAACCAAGCTGCGCCCTTTGAATTTTCCAGTTGTTAGTTTTCCATCTTCAAATCCGTTAGGAGTGGAAATGCGATGCGATGGAATTTGCTGAACTCGCGGGTAATCGTTTTCGGTTTTTGTTAGGAGGATAAACCCTTCGCCGTCCCTACTTATTGCAACGGAAAATGAATAAAGTAGCGTTTGGAAATTGTTTTGACCTCCCGCAACATCGCAAATCTTTTGCCATTCGTCGTTGATTTTTTCCTCTGCCAATAAAGCGAATTCACGGTCTTTGGATTTCGATTGTGCTTGCCATGAACGCCCAACGGCATACATGGATTTCTGTTCAATCGCACCTTTCAAAACGCCCTCATTCAAAATTAAACGGCGGGAAAATGACACTAAGGCTTTCCTGTCTCTCGATGGAACAAGTTCGCTTATATCCTTCATTTGCACGGGAATATAAGGACGGTCTTGAGTAAATACTATCGCCCCCTGTGCAGCTTTATACGGCTGCCCGTATTGGTTAAGTATCACTGGAACACCCCCTTCCCTACTGTGCTAGGGCGATTACTCGCTTTAATCGCGTTGATTGCGCGGTTTAAAACTACGATGCGGTCTGTCTCTGGCAGACTTACTAAAACTGTGTAGCTTATACCATTTTTGGCAGAAGAGGACAATGTATTGCCCCCACCTTTTGACAGCGTGCCATTTAATGCGGCAGTTCTTGCTTCGATGAGCGATTGCAGTATCGTAGGATCGTCTAACGATGCGTCATACCATGCTTTGATTAAGTCAGCCACTCCCATGCTTGTGGCGGCATGTCAAAAAAGATAGTGATTACCTAGTGGCTAACCACACATCTGGCATTTTGCTACCTTTGCTAAGATTGCATTTAGCGCAAGAGATTACAAGGTTTGTAAGACAATGTTTGCCGCCTTTTGATAATGGCGTAACGTGATCGACGTGGCATTGATATGGATTGAAATTGTCCTTGCACCAATGGCAGTAAACAGATTGATGCGCTTTCCATTCTGCAATCCAATTTTGTATCTCTTTTAAATCTCCTATTGTCGCGGCATTTTTAATAGCCCTTCGGTTCTCATTTATTGATATTCTTATAGCTGTTCCCTTAGGTGTTTTAAGATAGTTTTTTAGGTATTCTTTGCGTTCTATGGTCTCTCTACGTTTTTGCGTTGCTATCTTGTAGGTTTCTGTATTTTTGTAATTGTTGGTGTATTTCTTTTTTGCCAACTTTGCCTTATCGGTGCGACTCCATAGCTTTCTCTTTAATTTTGAAGTCGGCTTCTTAGCGTGTTCGGATTTGTAATCTTTTACTTCCTGTAATTCATTTCGAGCTTTTTGTTTAGCCTTTGCCTCTGGTGTTTGATTTCTTAATTTTGCCGCTGCAATCGAGGACGGCAATTCCCTGTAAGCTTTTGCCTTGGCTTTGAATTCTAGGCTATTCTTTTTTGCGATGTATTTTTCGCTACTTTTGTATTTTTCACATCTAAGTTTTTGCGCGGCTTTGTATTCTGGTGTAAAAATTCTTTTTCGTTTTTCCATGGCTTAAAAATAAAATGGCCGCCATTGATTATCCTCCAAACCTGCCAAATCTAAGATTCAACAGAAAGACAGCCAATGACGGCAAAATGATTTTGTGATTTTATCGCGGTTTGGATGCGACAAGGAAAAATTAGCGAAAAATACAGAACTAGTCAATCATTATTCTTCGGTTTCTGACTCTGGAGTTCCAATCAAACCAAATATTGAAGCAAGCACAATTTGCATGTTTTCACAATCCACCGCATGATTAGAATTGTGACGTTTTACCCATCGCGCCGTCTTACCCTCTCCGCGCCTAACCTCTGCGTCGATTTGCCGCAAGTATTCACTGCCGATGTCGTCTGGTATTTGCCAATCAACGCCACGCTGGTTTCGCAGTTGAAAAAGTATGTCCTTGTGTGACGTGTTGGAGAAATACGATACCATCGTTTTCTTGCCATCGCTGGCCGTGACTGTTTGGTATGGCGAATATGACTTGAAAACAGTTTTGCCGCTTCTGCCTCGATGTGGAAACTGATCTCGCTGGTCACCCCTCAAAGACAACCACCCATACTGAGCGCAACGCTTATAAACCTCGTCTTTGTTGTATCCGCAATCTATTTGCGTATGACGATTTTTAACGCCGTAGGTTTCTTGGATGACTTTGAGCCTCTCCCATGTATCAACCTTGGTATAAAACAAAAGCCGCGAATTGCCACCCATTCCCCAAGCCCTAATTGCAATCCAAAAATGCCCCTGCTGAACATCAATGGTCATAAATCTATGCGATTCATCCTCCCACAACTCCCCGTTTGCGTAGTCGCGTATTGAGTAACCGTGTCCAGTTAATTTAACCCGTTCGTCCTCTTGCTCGTCGCTCCAAAATTCCGCAAGTCGTTTTTGGATAAATTGTTGCAGTAGTTTAAGATTGCCCCGCGCTACTTCATCCATTGCATTGCATCGCTCGATGACTAGCCGCCATAGTGGTAACCGCCAATTACAAAGCGCGTTGTAATGAAAGCCCAAGCTGTCAGGCATTCCCTCTTTCATTTGCACGTAACGCGCCGAGATTGCCAACTCGCGCCGTGGCTGTGGTTTGTCTTGCAGTCGATAATCGCAATCGACGTTTGCACATTTTATCTCTGCCGTCTGCGCCATCTTTACACGGTCTGCAATTGTTGTGTCGTAAATTACGTTTTCCCATTTCCACGCTTGCTCATGTTGGCATGATGGGCAGGTGAAACAAAACTCGCGCATTGCTGTATTCTCGCATTTCTTGTGCCACTCAGTATTCACAAAGCCACCTTGCGCCAAAAGGTAAAATTGCCGATTCCATCTGTCATGCAATCTACCTTCTGCCTCTCTAATCATTGAATCAGGGTAAATCCAACATTCGTCACACAAAACTCGCCGCATCGACTTTGCCTGGAGTCCTGACAAGTTCGCGCCCGTCATGAATAAAGCCATGTGAGGAAATATGATTGCGTCCTTTCGCTTCTTGTGGCGGTTCTTTCCAGTTGGCAGTAATCCCGCTGTCTCTTTGGTATTGAGCAACGAAAAACCTAGGCGAGTTTCCACCCAGTCTTTAATGTCGCTGTCGGTTTGACCTACTAGCATTGTTGCGCCGGCATCCTCACTGATAACGTAGCACATGGCCGCTTCTAGCATGGTTGTCTTTCCCGTTCCTACTGGAGCAAGCAAGCAAACTTCTTTCGCGCCGATGTCAGCAAACGCGTTCAATGGTTCAACTAGCCAAGGTGCAGCGTCTGCCTCAAAATATGGTGAGAGTCCTTCATATAGCGCAACTCTGCCATGCGCCCACTCACTTGGTTTCAGCCGAGCGGGTGGTCTGCACGATTGCCGAAACGCATCAAAAAGTTGTCTCGTTTTAGTCATCATCCCCCCACACTTCCGCTGCGTTGCTGCTTAGTTCGGTAAGTAATTTGTCAGCCGCTTCTCCGATGCGCTTTGCCATCTCTGCGGGAGTTCGACCTTCTAGGACTGGCGGTAGATCCGCTTGTAGTCGCATAATTCCCGCACGAATAACGCTGCCAAGTTTGATGTATGCGCTTTTCACCTCATCCATTGAGATGTATTTTGATTGCAGAATCTCTAGCTTTTCCGCATCGGCTAGCCCTTTGATCTGCGTTGCCAGTCTCCGAGCGTCCCTCTCGTCCGTGGTTCGCAATAAAGAGGTTTTGAGAAATGCCATGTCAGGCGTTTCGTCTAATTCCTCTGGCGGCGTGTAGTATTCTGGATTGATCGTCTTAGGTCGCCGTTGTAACTTGGCAACGTGCGCCTTCACGCTGTCATCGTCGGTAATATCGCAGCCGTCGTTTTCCCAGTGCGCCAATGTTGACGAACCAACACCAATCGCCAATGCACGCTCACGAATCATTTCCATTCGTGTTGTTTTTGGTCTGCCTTTCGGTGTGTTTTTAGGTGGTCGCGCCATTAAGTGCTGGTTTTTCCGCAGTTAGTTGAAAAAAGTTGTCATAAGCACAGATTGCGCCCTTTCCT